ATTGCTCGCATCTGCTTTTTCAGCTCAGTCAGGTCGATCGACTTGCGCTCCGTTGTCTTTCCCGCCTTGATGGCGAGGCGTGCAACAGGTTGCGCCGAGCGTCCTGTAAGAGTTGCATTATTGAGGGACTTCCCACTGCCTAGCTTGGCAATAAGTTTGCCGATGCCCCTATTCACTTCGTCTAGCCTTCCTGCTGAAGTATGATTGTTCTCATTTTCCAATACAGCTATAGCTTTGCCGAGAGATTCACGAGCAGAAGATAAGATTCTGCGCGCTTCGTCTGGGCTGGCAGCATCCCTGGCTCGATTGATCTGTACTGCTGCCCTATCTGCTTCGGCGGCGGCTGGCTTAGTGTACTCGTCATTATTGCTTCTTACTTCGCCTATTACCGAATCGATCTCTCGAACATGCGCATCCATTTCTGGTCTGGCGGATTCGCGAGAAGCAGAGTAGCTTGAGCTGCTAGCATCGCTGCTTCCGCCGCCACCATCGCGGTTGCCGTGATCGCTTTGGTCATGGTCTCCGTGCTTGCGTGACTTTGGCACTGTTATCTCCATCTCCGCCGGTTCAGCGGCCTCTTCTTCTGGTGTCTGCTCGCCGCGCTCATCAAGTGATGCGCTCAGCTGCCATGCCCACTTCTTGTGCATGTCCTGTCGGTCTGCAAGGAAGTTAGCAATACCCTGCTCGCCGGCAGATGTCGCCATGTTGAAGCAGGATAGGATCTTCATGAGGACAACTGAGTTAGAAGCGTATAGCTCTTCGCACAGATCCTCAGGATTGACCGAGCCAGACGCATTAGATAGCGCTGGATCGGCTGCAATATCCTTCAAACTGAACGGCGCGACCGCATTTAACTTACGAATGTTCTCCGCAAGTGGGTCAATCGAGCCCTGAACATCCTCATAGATTTCGCCAAACAGCTCGTGGAACTGCTTGAAGTCGTCGCCGACTACGTTCCAGTGCGCTCCGTGCGCCTCTAGATAGAACGCAATCACGTCCGATAGGAGCTCGCGAAGGCCGCCTTCAAGGTTATCTTCCTCGTATTCGACCGGTTCAACGGCCTCTTCGATCACTTCAACCGGTTCAGAAGGCGCAGATGCGACTACTTCGTCGGCCTTGAGGGACTTGCTATTCTTGTCTACCGACGCACGCAAATCATCTACTACGCCCCTCATTTCCGCTTGGACGTCTTCATCTTGAATACGTCCTACAATGTAAGCGGCTCGGTCGATAGCGTCATGCGTATCCCGAACGGACGCACCAGAAGCGATTCGCTCGGATCCGTATCGCTCTCCGTGCCGTTCCGCGATGCTTGCAGCAATCTTTTCAACACTATCCAATCGGACTCGGTCAAGATTGCTCAGATTGCTAGATCCTTCGCGAATCTTTCCGATCTCGCCATGGGCTCCTCGTGCGATAGCCGAGATATCATCGTGCGTGCTAGCCGTGCTGCTGGATCTATCCCTGCTTTCTCCTGAACCGGAACCGCCGCCACCTCGGTTCCCATGATCCGCTTGATCATGATCTCCGTGCTTGACGGCGAGGGACTTGCGGAGGGACTTGCCGCTGCCTTCTTGCGCGCGCAGAGCTCGGTCTACAATGGTATCGTAATGGTCTGCGAGTTCGTCATGACCTTTATCGTCTGCCTCGCTATATCCACTAGAGGCCAATCTTTCCACTTCTCCCCATCGCTCTCCCCTGATAGCGCTTTCAATATCGCTCAGTTTAGACAAGTGCATTTCATGATCGGATCTGCTCATGTCGCTTCGTTCTGGTCCAACCGCTTTCTCTAAGGCTGAATACGCCTTATCGGTATCCCTCATAGCTCGTTCCATGTTGGGGTTGTCGCTTCTGCTCGCTTCTGCGGCTTGACCGGGATATCGCTCCTGATTCCTTCCTTCTCCGCGATTACTCGCGTTAGTCCCGCCGGCTGAGCCGTCGCGATTTCCGTGATCTGCTTGGTCGTGGTCGCCGTGTTTGACGCCAAGCAACTTAGCGACATAGCGCGCCGGCGTGATAGCACCGGCGGCCTTCACCACATATGCAGCTGGATTCGCTGGGTTAGGGGTAAGACTCATTTCTACCACTGGCCAGCGCAGGATTTCCCCGCTCTTGCTGGATACCTTCACGAGATGACCCATGGTCGCAGAAGACAGGCCGAGGCTATCCTTATCGAGCAGCTCCTTGATCTCTTCAAGGTATTCGCTGCGTGCGTTGAGCTGCGCCTGAACCCAGACACCCTTGTCGTCAATCTTCTTGACAGACCAGCGCCCAATCACATTCGTCTTGACGGTATCGTCAAGGCCGTGCTGGTATAGCAGTGGCCGGTGTCCGTCAGGGATGAGATCCCATCCGAAGTCAGTCTTGTTGCTAAAGTATTGCCCATGCAGATCCTTGCCGGATACCGGTCCACCGAACGGAATGCCGACACCTTCAATCTGCAGCGATCCATCGCTTAGTGCTTTAAACTTCAGATTCATCGGTTCTCTCCTACTAGGCCGGCGTACCCTTCGCTGGGGACTCCGTCGGTTATCTGCTTTGCGCTATAGCGTCGGCGAATGCCCACCTCTAGCGCCTTGAATGATGCCTGATTTGGCTGAACTCCGAGCAGGCTAGTTGCGTCTAGCGGTTCGCCGGCTAGGAATGACTTGACTGCAGTATGCTTATACAGCTCTTCAGGTACGACGAGCGAGGCCACCGGCACGATCGGCTGCGTTTCTGGCGCGTCCACCGGTTCCGCCTCTGGGATCGGCTCTACCTGCGCAGGTGCCGGCGCTTCAACCTTGGCATCTGGCACCTTCAGCGGCTTATCTCCCCATTCAACAGGGTTGCCAACAGAGAAGTGCAGGCGCGCTTCATTGATTGTGACCACACCTCGATCAAGCATCGCTTGCCAAAGTGAGGTCTGTTCCATAATCGTAGGCTTCAGCGCTTCGATAGCGGTGAGATCGAACCGCACACAGAGCCGACTACCGGTCTTGTCGAACTCCGGGACGAGCCATGAGTCGAATACGGACGATACCCACGAGAGTTCTGCGGCGAATCGTCGCCAGAAGATCTCCTCAGCGTCACGGATTGACCGGTATACGCCGGTGTGTTCGGTATCTCCCATGAGTGCTGGTGGGATTCCGAATGCTGCGCTGATCGCCATGCGGCTGATCTGGCGCGCTTGAAGGTATTGTGCGTCCTGTTCTGGCAGGCCGAGCGACTGCCACGTCATGCCGCCCGGCAGCACTGCCGTCTTGCCGGCGTTGCGTGGGCCACGTAGGCTATTGAGGACGCGGCGGATCGAGCTCTGATCCTGCGGCGTGATGTCGCTGTCCTTTGGCACGACCCACACGCCAGCCGGTACGCCGTGATTGCGCAGCTGGTTATTCGTATGCTCGCTCGCCATGCGCGATGTGCTGATCTCGTTGCGGATAGCCGCCATAGGCGACAGGCCGCGTGTAGGATCAATGAAGTTTCCCGGTGCGCGGAACGCGATGATGTCCTTCGGAAGATAGGTAGCTGTCTGCGTTGTGCCGAGCGGCCGGTATTCGTATTTGTCGATCCATCGATCTCCCATGACTGGGGTCATGACCGAAGGATTCAGGAAGTGCAGCTCTTGCGGCTTGCCACCGAGCCGGCCTCGCGTCTTAAGAATGTAGGCCTCGCCGTAGATTGAGAGGCTCGCCATCACGGTAGCCTTCAAGTCAGCAGAGCTCATGGTGTCTGGGTTCACGAAGTCAAGCAGCTCTTGCAGGTCGCTCGCTGACTGGTCGTCGGTCAGGTTCGCCGGTACAAGGTCATTGCCCTGACGGACGTAGACGCGGAGCGGCACGCTGGACGCGGATAGCGCACGGAGGCGCACTGCGGAATACACGAAGGCCTCGTCAGCCGGTGCCTTGCCCCAGTCTGCTCGCGTCGTGTACCGGTCGGTGGACTGCTCCAGCATTCCGAAGAAGGCCTGCCACGTCGCCAGCGAATCTTTGCGGCTAGGATCCACGACATTACGCGGATCAGCTGGATTGAATGGGCTACTCATTTATTCAGGCATCTCCGTTGCTAGGCGTCCGCATTTCCAACAGAACCCATCTTCGTCTACGATAGGCTCTTTGCATTTGCATTCGCTAGGATTATTCGTCATGCGATGAACGCACCGATGTTCTTCCTCGGAGCCGGTTGGCTCGCGAGGGTCGTTGACCGGCTATAGGCCATGACTGTTGCCACGATCAGGTCAATCTTCTTCTGCGTGTCTTTGCCCTTGCGAATCATCGTTCCATGTCGCGAGGTGTATGGCGTGGCGTTAGCGGCGTGCCGCGCTAGGCGCGGGTCACCGGTATGCTTCAGCCTCTTGTTGACAACAGCGTCGTAGAACGCTGCAGTGGCCGGAACCATGCGAGCCGGCGACTGCGGGAACTCGACGATCGGGAGGCCAGACGCTTCCCAGTCTTGCATTGAACGCTGCCACCTGAAAGGGTCGCATACGATCTCACGTACATTGTGTGACTTGCAGATCGCTTCCATTCGAGCCTCGACTTCGGCGACTGGAACACGCCACGATAAGTCAGAATCAATCGGCTTCTCCCAATGTCCTAGGATGAAGATCGCTCCGTCGCTGATGCGCGACGCAACGATCACGGTAGAGTCATTACTGAATGAGCCGTCGAATGCTAGCACGACCTCGTCCTTAGACGACAGCGTTAGCCCTTCGACTGCACAAGCGTCCCACGTGCCGGCCGGCAGGAAGGCCGCACCGCTCGCCGTCCACATGTTCAGACGCTTGGTCTTAAACTCTGCTTCTGGCGTGCGCTGCTTCGCGCTGCGCAGGTCGTCCATCGCGAGGATCGGAGGATCGCTGACCAAACCGGGGTTAGCCTGCGTCCAGAGTTTCTCGTCGGCGTATGCTTCGTCGTCCCCTTCCCACCATGCCATGCCCAAGGTGGGGTCATCGTTCTCTCCGGTGATCCGGCGCTTAGCCAGCTAGATCGG